GGTATTGCATACGTCGGTGGAATGTCGAAGGATATGAGCAAGGCTATGGATACACGAACCAAAGAGCAAAAGGATGCTTTGGTTAAATTGATAAAGGAATTAATATACACCCATAACAAGGATATGCAGATTTTTGGTCATCGAGATTTCGCTAACAAGGCATGCCCAAGTTATGATGCAAGGAAAGAATATGCGTTTTTGTAGCCTTATTTGCGTTTTAACGCTATTTAGTTGCTCAGCTAACTATCACTATAGGAAGGCTCTCAAAAAGGGCTTAGAACCGCTTATTTCAAGCGACACCATAAGAATAGCAACAATTGATTCTATTCCAGTAGTGAAACGCGACACGATTGTATATGAGAAATACTTCAGCAGCAAGGACACAATAGTGCACTATCAAAACGTTTTTGTGCCTAAAACACGATTGGAAACACGAATAGAATACAAGATACACCGTGATACTATACGCCAAGTAACACGAATAGAAGTACAGAAGGCAAAAGCAAGTAAAAAACCAAACTACATGTGGCTGATTATTGGGCTTTGTATTGTAGGAGGTTTTTTATTCTTAGCTGGCAAGGTAGTTAACAAATATGTATGAGTGAAAATAAACGATATCGACTAAAGCCTGACGAAGCAGAAATCTTGTTTCGGTATAGAGGTTTAAAGGAAGCCTCCGAAAATGCTGGAGTTGATATTGAAAGCGTTAAGCATGGATGGCTCAAAACAAGAGAGGCGAGCTTATTCTTTAAAAACCCATTACATAAAGACGATGCCGAAAATAAGTTAGAAGAACTTTGCAAAAAGTTGATTGAGGATATGCAAAAGTTTGCGCCCAAATATCCTACATTAAAACGGAGCAAAGAAAAAAAAGAATACTTACTTGTAATAGACCCAGCAGACATCCACATCGGCAAACTTGCAGATTCATTCGAAACAGGCGAAGACTACAATAATCAAATCGCCGTTAAAAGGGTAAAGGAGGGCGTACAAGGAATTTTAAACAAAGCCAAAGGGTTTCCTATCGAAAAGATTTTATTTATCGGTGGAAACGATATTTTACATATCGACAATCCCAAACGACAAACGACAAATGGCACTCCACAGGATACCGACGGGCAATGGTACAGCAATTTTTTAATTGCCAAGCAGCTCTATGTTGATATACTACTTCAGTTAATTGCAATCGCTCCAGTTCATTTTACTTTTAATCCAAGCAATCACGATACGATGTCGGGCTTTTTTTTATCCGAGGTTATGAAAACTTACTTTAAGCGAAACAATGAAATCGCTTTTGATTGTTCAATGAGGCATCGCAAAGCATACCGTTTCGGAAACAATCTTATTGGCACAACCCACGGCGATGGCGCAAAGCACCAAGACCTACCCTTG